TCAACAGGTTAGAAGTTTTGAGATTGATAGGTTGATTGTCAAAGAACACCGCCCAGATACCTTCGGCCGCAAGTACCTGTTCAGTCTTGTAGGTCTGCTTGTTTGTGTGCTCAATCAACACTTGTGGCTTGGGTCGACTCATTCATTAAACTCCTACATTTATTTATCCCAAAATATACGTAGTTTTCAGAAGTCCTTGCCGGCCACTTCTACGGTGATCACTGACTCTTGTTGTAGAGCCTGAACTTTTGACTGTAAGTCGGTAACAATCAACAACAATTTGGTTATATCAGCATGCAGATCTTTGGCATCTCGCATGGCACACATGAAGTCCTTGGCATTGCGACTTTCGTGTGCTTTGATGTTGTCTATGAATCGGTTTATGTGTAGACTCATTGCCGCTTCAAGAAAGGTTTCAAATCAGGTGGTTCCCAGCCCACAGGCTTTAGAACCTTGCCATCTTCACGCTTGCGAACCTTGCCTGTTTCGTGATCGATCTTGGCAAAGTTGGTCTTCATGACTTCTTTCCACGCACCTTCTGCATCAAAGCCTGCCGAATGGATAGCACCAATGGTCACAACCAAGATGTCGATTAGCGCATCTAATGCTTCCACATCATCATTGGCAGCCAATGCGGCTAGCAGTTCTTTGTGTTCTTCTTCAATGAGATTGCAGTACATATCGAACAGAGAACCCATTGGCCCATCAACTGATTGATCACAGGCTATCATAAACTTCTGCTGATCACGGAAGGGGTTCATTACGTGCCTCGTCTTCAGTATGGAAAGGACCTTGGTAAGCATAACGCTCCAGGGTAATAAGTTTGGGGCTCTGTGTCACTGCCCAGGTCTTGCGTTGACGCACTTGATACCAGCCGGCAGCAAACCATGACTTTGACTTACGTTTCTTGGTAAACAAGGGCAGTCCTTGTTGTACGTCCCAAACAGGATTGTATACTCGGCTGCCTGAAGGATAGCCTTGCACTTGATAACTGGCTGGCTCCTTGTTGGGCTTGTTGCCAATGGCTTCAAACTCAATGTGTGCTCGTTGCCGAATCATGTTGATGGTCTTGAAACTAGTGACCTTGTTGTCAATTTTCACAGCATAGCCATCATCAGTGGCTTCTATATTGCCGATCTTGCGATCGTCCTGTTTTAGTATCCAGAATTGATTGTCAACTACTGGTTTGGCTATGATGTTCATTTAAGTGTCCTTTGTAAGTTTCGTTGAGCCAGCGAGCATATTGCTCTGCTGACTCTGAAAGTTTGTTCAATTCGTATTTGCCGCAAAATTTCATAAATCTAACTCCTACCTGTCCCACGTCCTTGTGACTGACGTTTTCATGTATGGCCCGGTCTACCTTGTGCTTGATCTCAGCGGGCTGTGCAGTGAGGTCAACCAAGATGCAGTTGCGTTCGTAGTCATCTAACACACGATGTTCCGTTCCGTTGTGGTCAGACCAGCGTTGCAACATTAGATTGTTCCAAGAGTATCCTTTTTTGTCTCGGTCGGCATAGGCTTCACGGAGACCAACTTTATTCTTTGTGCCTTTCTCACGTACTCCCGGATATGCACTGAATACGTTGTCTGAGGAGTCACCACGCATACACTTCTCAAATAACAACCAGGCAGGATCCGGGATCGTTTTTGGCTGTTTAGTTTTTTTATCAATGACCTGTCGACCTTTAGCATCGAAGATTCCTTCCAAGGTATGAAGTTCGTCAGTTATACCATTGTACTGACTGACATTGGGGGCAAGCAATTGTATGAAGTCTGTGTCCGAACTGATGATGTAGTGTTCATCCAGTGGGTGCAGGGCAATCCAGCGAGCAATCACATCATCTGCTTCGGCCTCTGGGTGACGTATCACGCTACAGTTTGTGTTGTCACTCAAGTATTTAGTCAGGCTATCAAACGTCTCCCAGAACAACTGATCTTCTTCTTTTTCAGTTTCTGTTAGGGCCGCACGAGCCACAGCACGATTCTTCTTGTAAGGCTCATAGTAGTCCTTGCGCCACGAACGTCCCTCTAGTGCAAATACCACGTGATCTGCTTCAAATTTACGGTGTACCTTGTTGATACTGCTCATCACAATGTGTAACGCATAGCCTACTTTTTCCCAAGGGTCAGCGGCCCTGAAAGCCGAATGACGGGCACGAAAAAATGTGTTAGCAGTATCAATCAGCAAGTATCGCATGTTTAAACCAAGTTGTTGTGTTTGCAGTAGTTTAACACATGTTGTGCCCAAAAGCAATGGGCAGCCTCACCGAAATGCCAGGAATCTGGGCGCACCGTAGCAAAACCACCGTTTCTCAGTACACTATCATAGGTATTGGCCGGATCATAAGGTGCCATATAGTTCACACCCCAGTCGTGAGGATTTGCTACACCTGAGAAATCTGAATTACCATTAAAGAACACATGCCGAACATTATCGAGTCGAAGTTCACGATGAAACTGCCATATTTCACTGTGAGCGTGTTGTCTAACTTCGGACCAGTTTACATCGGATATGAACCGACGATACCGATCTTGTAGGTCAACGGGCACATCATCTATGCCACTGGCGTTCACTTGATACCATGTGTTGTTGTGTAGCCATTCTTGCCGTTCCCATGTTGACCATTGTATAACGATCAGAGTGTCTTCAAGACTGTCTTGTTGTTGTAGCCAGGTTCGTGTGGTACGCATGATCCGAGCGTTGCTAGAAGCACTTTCAGCGTCACAATGCAAAATGGCCCTAAGATGGTTGGCCAGTTCGCAACCCCAACTCACACGCTCGTTGTCTGGATGTGGTCTACGACCTAGTCCGTAATACAAGCCATCATCTTCAGCAAAGGCATAGGAGTTTACTGCTTCGGCAGCGGCAGTGTGACTATCGCCGTTGACATAGAGTATCACGAGACCTCTGTGCGTCCGCCACCGAGATCAGTTGATCGAACATAAATGCCTGACTTCTTTATGGCCTCTTCTTGTTCCCAAGTTTCCATAACCACATGACGGCAGACATTTTGGAACCAACGGTCTACTATCTCTGCATCTGTGTCTTCTTTTTTGAGTTGGTAACCTGCACGGATAAGATTGAATATGAACTTGTCGTTCCAGTCTAGTTCAAATGCGCCTTGGTGAAGATTCTCTGGATCAATATCCATGCTCAAGATTGCCACCCATGGCTCGCCGCGTTCAGTGGCCAGTTGCTTTCCAGTCTTGACAGGTTCCTTGGGTTTGGGTTCAGCCTTGACTTTTACTGGCTCTGGTTTCTTTTTAAATATGTCAAACATTCCCATTGATTTTACCCCAACTAATTCTTAACCAACATCTCTCAAAAACATAGTGTACCAAAGTTAGCACAATATGGATTATGACAGCATCATTTAATCCTGTCCAAACAGCAGTTATTAACAACGCCATTATTCTGTAAGTTAATGTTCTAACCACAGTGCGTTGTTTAGTTTCTTGCATCAGGTTCCCCATTCGTTCTTGAAGAGTGGCACTTGTAGTCGATCACTGTACCGCCAGCCTTTTCGCATTGCCATTTCTGCCACTGCACGATTGTTAAGGGTATACACCCGCTCAACCCCACCAACAGGCATAACATACACAGGACCAGTAAAGCCTGCTGTGCGATACTCCAAGACTGCTTGTTCTGCATCTGCTAGATCCTGTTCTGTTGCTACAACCAGTTTCAAATAGGTGTAGCCATATTCTTCATATTCACATACCACATCTGGACAGATAGCATCTGACCATGATTCACCTGACCCGGGTAGTTTAGCACTCACACTAAATGTTACTTCTCTATAGAAGTCTTGACCATGATGAGAGGTCCAGGTGTGCAAGTGTTGTTTGAATTGATCATCTAACCGCTGAGTGCCATTAGTTTCAAATGTGATTTCTCGAAGTCTGCCCATGCTTGGATGATTCAACAAGTCCGGATAAGCACGTTGCCAACCTAACAAAGGTTCACCACCTGTGATAACAAGATGCTCGTTTTCCCAACGCTTGTGCGGAAGTATTTCCATGATACGATGCACAATAGCATTAGTTTCTAGCATGGGACTCAAGTCTTTGAATCGTGGATCCCACGATGCATAACTGTCACAGCCAGTTGACACCAAGGGCAGTTCGTTGTAGTCTTTGAATTCAATCATGCGTTCAGCGATAGCATCACGCTCAGAACTCATTTCACCACGCGGCATACCGAAGCCACCGCAAGTAAAGTTGCACCCAAATGTTCTCAAGAACACACTAGGTACACCCATGTATCGACCTTCACCCTGAACTGAATAAAATAGTTCTGCTATTTTAAGTTTACTCATCTGTATCCTTTGTTATACATTGTACATTATACACGAAACATTGGGCATTTAGCAAGAGACTAAGTTGCCAGTTTATCCAATTGATTTTTGCACACCCGATTCAAAACTCATGGGCACGTAATCGGGCATGATGCTTCGTAGTCGGGTGATGTCAGGTCTGCGACTGGCTGTGCTTCCGGGCTTGCCCGGAGTGGTAGTCCAAGCGGGATTGGCATGACCCAGTGCTGATGCAATGATTTGTGCCGCATCCATAATGGTGATTTCTCTGTCGTTGCCAATGTTGATCAGTTCACGAGTTTGTGTTTGGGCGCAGTAGATACTGGCTCGTATAGCATCTTCCACATGACAGAAACTTCTAGTTTCGTTGGCACCAAAGCACTCAAATCTGCCTTCTTTGATCTTGGCAATCTGATCAGCTAAGAAGTGTCCAGCCTTGCTGTTCTCACCGTACACATTGAAGTAACGCAACATCACATAAGGCAGTCGGCTGTTGGCCAAATAGTTTTCACTGCATACTTTGGCAAGCCTATAACTCCAACGAGCATTGTGAATGTCTCGGATAGTGATGTTTGCATGCTCAGGCACAGGACTAACAGGATCATCACTTACTATTTCACTACTGCTGGCATACACAATTTTTTTAAGGTTTGTAATTTCTCCAGCATACTCAAACATGTTTAGGTCACAAATAAAATTGTTTGCCAACACATGGTTAGGACGTTCGTAAAAATTCTTGGTACCGTTGATGGCACCATAGTGATAGATGTAATCAAACACTCGGGGTAATTTATCAATTGATGTTTGATCAGTTAGATCAATTTCCAAGAAGTGATCACAAGGAGGAATAGTTGAACTGCGACTGTGATTGTCGATAGCCCAAACTTCGTTGCCCTCAACTGTTTTTAATTGTCTACAGATCTCTGTGCCTAACAATCCACTAGCACCGGTAACTAGAATTTTAGTCATTTTTGATCCTTTCGTTGTCATCAAACGCCGCCTGAATCATTCCAAACTCTAGTCCAAGTTTTTTAATCAAGTTGTTGAGTGCCATGGTATCTTTTGGCAAGCAATGTCCCCCAAATGCTCGGAATTTTTCATTGACCAACAAGTAATGAGGGTTAATACAATCGCGTTTGATGATGGCGTTGTACACATTGTTATAATCGGCACCAATGCGTTGACAAACTTCATAGATGATGTTACCAAACGTCACACTAACTGCATGATGCACGTTGTTAAAGTATTTGATAATTTCAGCCTCAATAGGTGCTACCTGAACTACGTTTCGTGGAATAAAGCCATGTATCTTTTTAACTAACTCGAAGTCTGCATCATTGTAAACTCCAATTACCAACACGTCGTGATTGTAAATAAAATCTGCCAGGGCGGTTTTTGCCCGAAGAAACTCGGGCACGTTGCACATACGCAGTGTGGGATATGTTAATTTCATACGATCAGTAGTTCCTGGAACCACTGTGCTTTTGATTCCCACTAGACCTTTGTAGTGTGCGTCTGAAAGTTCCTTACAAACTTTTTCTACTATGCTGGTATCACAGTCGCCTTCGACTGTGCTATCTGTAGGTACGCTCAAGAACACACATTCAGTATTTAAAATGTCTTCAAGTTTAGAGCCTTCGATTTTTGGATCGTAAAAACTCATGTCGTGTCCTTGCCCTTCAAGTCCATCATATACTGCTGAGCCCACAGTACCTTTTCCAATAACTCCTACTTTCATACAGTCTCCTTAATTTTGTAATCTATATCTATGTAGCGACTTTGTGTCATGTTGCATAAATTTGCAATCTCTTTGGCAACATCAATTGGTTCCAAACAAATATCTGGATTTGGGTGTGGTTTATGCGCTACCATTTTGGTATGTACATGAACCGGGTTAATCAGTCCCAGTTTCAAATTGTCATGGACAAATTCACTAGCACCTTGCCACATGTTGAACAACGCCGCCTTGCTGGCGCTGTATAAAATAAAGTTTTTACGCCCTTGTTTGTAGGCACTTGACCCTATCATAACAAATTTAACAGACTTGGCAGGTGGATTTTTAATATAATAGTTGATCACAGACCAGTTACTTTTTAAGTTCACATTAAATACAGTATCGTAATCCAATGTGTTATCACCATCGAATACACCGGCACAATTAACAATCACGTCTGGTTCGGCCATGGTCAATATCATGCCGATACGCATATCACTAGTGGGATCATCAAGATCGATTGTTTCTCGACCAACAGCCACAATGTGATATTGTTTTTCTAGCAGTTGTATGGCGCTCTTGGCAATGTCACTATTGGCACCAATGATTACAGCAGTTTTCAAAACGGTCCTTTGAATTCAACAGATTTAAGTTCGTCCTTGGCAGTTGGATACCAATATTGAGCACCACCGTTAACAAGATCATTTGCTGTGGCAGCAATTGATTGTCCTGTGGGATAGAAGTGATCTTCTAACGAAGGAGTAGTGGGGCATGGTGTTGTGGCAAAACCCAGTCGCTTGGACCGCCAAGCAATATCACCCAGGCGTTCATGTAAACTGGCAATGATTTCGCTACCAGCACCACATATGGTCCAGGCATTGTCAACCACCACAAGATTCTTTGTTTTGCGTACACTGGCTTCAATAGTGTCTATGTCCATTGGCGATAACCAAATTGGATCAATAACTTCTGCACTGATCCCAATATCTGCAAGATAATTTTGTGCTCGCATACATTCTACTGATTGGTAACTGATACCAACCAAGGTCACATCCGTGCCGGGAACAAGCACTCGTGCTTTGCCGGGTGCTACCAATAATTCACCTTCGGGTACATGACCAGTGCTGTAGTATAGCATTCTATGCTCGACCATGATGACAGGATTGTTGTCACGGATGGCATATTCCAAACATCCTTTTGCATCATATGGTGTACTGGGCGCACATATTTTAATGCCGGGTATGTTCATGAACAGCGGATAAAGACTTTGTGTATGTTGCGATCCATTGCCCCAACTTTTACCAATCAACATACGTACCACCATGGGCACATTTTGCATACCGCCGGACATGGCATGTGTCTTGGCTGCTACATTGATCAATTGATTCATGGCCAAGGTTGCAAAGTCCATGCGATAATGATTGTGTATGGGACGTAGACCAGCCAAGGCCATGCCAACAGCAACACCAGTCATGCCATCTTCAGCCAACGGAGTTCCAAAACATCTGTCAGCACCAAACTGTTCTGCCAATCCCTTGGTGGTGCCAAACGTGCCTTTTGGATCATCAACATCAAGACCAAACAGTACAACATTGCTGTCACGGGACATCTCGATAGCGGTGGCTTCTCGAATTGCTTCTACATAAGATATAGATCGATTACTTGTAGACATATTTTAACAATTCCTGTTGTGGCGGAAATTCGCTAGACTCTGCAAACTCAACTGCTTGAGCAATTTTGTGTTCAATCTCTTGATCAATTTGTGCTCGAACCGCAGGATTCAGTTGCTTGCCCAGTCGTTCAACTTCGTCCTGTGCTCGATACGGTGCTACCTCATCTTCGGTTCTGTACCCCAATTTAAAATCTTCGCCGGGACCAACGTGCTCTAACCAACGACTCGTGGCAATTTCTAAAAACTGTGGACCCGAGCCATTTCGTATTTTTTCAACAAGATCACCGGCGATGTTGTAAATTGTTTCTATATTGTATTCATCGATATGCGTTGCCGGAACACCAATGGCTCTGGCACGTCCACAGATGTCAAGCACGGCCTGACGTTGAGTGCGCTTGGTATGAATAGCCAACTCGTTGTTTTCACACACAAACAAAATAGGTAATTTCTTAAGTGCGGCAAAATTCAAACTTTCTGATACTACACCTTCTTCAGTAGCGCCATCACCAAAGAAACTAACAACCACCTGATTGGATTTTTGAAGTTTAAGTGCATAAGCGTAGCCTACTGCGTTTGGAACACTTGATGCTACAATAGCAGTGGTAGACATTACATTGTGTTCAATGTCAACCAGATGCATACTACCACCCCATCCTTTGGCACACCCAGTAATTTTTCCATACAATTCGGCCATCATGGCATTGAGGTTGCCGCCTTTGGCCAAATACAGTGGATGACTTCGATAGTATCCAAACACCACATCTTGTTTTTGTAAGTTTTCACACACACCCACTTGAACGGCTTCGTGCCCAATTCCCAAGTGTACTGGACTTTTAATTTTGTCGGTAGGATATATTTTGGCAACAACTTCTTCCACTCGCCTAATTGTTTTTATTGACTGGTATAATTTATCAATATTCATATGTTAATCTGGCAATCTAATAATTTTTTGAACCATTTGTTGATTTATATCATTGAGTTTGAGTTTTTCCCAAGGATCTTGTTTTCCTGCTATAATATTCTCCCAAAAAGATATGTCAACTCCTTGAGTTTTGAGATATCTAGAAAACATTTCACAAACAGAATGACGACGATTGATATTATTTTTATGATGGAAGTCTCTAGGATCGTCTGGGTTGCCTTCAAAACTCACACGATTTTGATGAGTAGCATCACGATTATTACCAGTCAAATCAGCACGATCGTGTATTACCGAAACATCGATTATTTCTACAATATCTAACATATAGGCTATTTGACTAAGTTCAGCATCGGGCATTTGATGTGTACTGAATGTTTCACGCAACATGTACCATGCTCTTGGTATTATGGGAAATATACTGTAAGGATGTTCATTGTGAGTATGAACTTTGAGTAATTTAAATTCACCATCGTGTTGAGCAATTTTAGTATCCCATCCTTTGGTTTCCATGATCGAATCATCTCCCCATCCCATCAACCAGTCTGAATTTGAATACTCGGCTAACTTGTTGTAGTATAAATTTAGATTTTGATAACCCAGGCGATCCATACTCAACACAGTGTAATTAACGTTGTTATCGTCCATCCAGGGCTGTATGCCCTGTTGAAAGTATTTGATAATTTTAATATCATCGTTGTCAAATGCAATCAAAATTTGTATTGTGTCAGGATGTTCTGCTTGCTCAATCAAACTTTTAATTGATTTTTCAAGTGGCTTGGTGCGCCCTCTAGTGGGAATCAAGGCAGCAACTTTAAATTCGTTTGTACTCATTCAACAACACTTTCGACCCGATAGGTATCAGATTCGTAATCTGCACCGCCCCTAGGACCTTCAGCAAAAGCAATAAAGGTACACCCTTCCGGACCGGCCCGCATGGCGTGTATTTCAAGAGGTTCACTGATAATTATGTCTCCTGCCACAGCATTGAAAACATCTGTTGGCTCATCTCCGCCTATACTTTTACTATAGTAGGTTAATGTCCCTGACAATATGTAAGTATACTGTGTGGTAAATTTATGATAATGATTGCCACGCACCGCACCTGGTTGATTAGTAATAACACAGCCGTGATTCATATTGGCCATATAAAATATATCAGTAATAGTACCGCGGTCATCTGAGAAAAAACCAAGTCCGGTTAGATTATGGTCGGCATAAATGTTGTATGATTTCATTGTGATATAAACCTTGTGTTGGGATTGATATTTAATATGGCTTGTTGTAGGTGGTGCTGAATGTTCCAACTCATGATCAAAGCATATGGTGTATCATGCTTGGCAAACTCTTGATCCGACACGATAGGAATTCTACTCAACGGAGTATACTTGCCTTGTTTGTGACTGCTGGCATCAGCAATACACTGTATCACTGTTTTGTCAAGACCGTGCCAAGTTAACCAGGTATTGGCTTTGGCAGCGGCACCTACGCCTATCACAACAGCATCAGGGTCTTGACTGAGCAATTGGTAAAAGTCGGTCAACCATTTGATTTTTTCTTGCTCAAATCGCAATTGTAAGTTTTGATAAAATGCAAGGTCAAACAAACCCATCTGTGTTTCTCTCACTATAGCATCTTGAATCTTGACCGGCATATCCGCACCAGTATCCCGACGAGCAAACACTCGTAGACTGCCACCGTGATAGTTGACCACATCAAAATCAGTGATTTCTAATCCAGCAGTCTTCAGCAAGTTCCAGGCCATTTTTATAGTAAAGTAAGTAGGGTGCTCATGATACACCATGTCTGTGAATCTTCCTGACTCAATCATGCTGAGCCAATACGGAACTTCAAACACAAACTCTCCTGTATCTGATAGTAGTTCTGCCACGCTCCGAGCAAACATCACAGGATCGTTGGCATGGTTAAACACATTGTTGGCAATGATTACACCTGCGGTACCGTGTGTGTTTTTTATCAAGTCAGCGGTGACGCTATCAAACAGCGCATTAACAGTTTTAATGCCTTTTTCTTGGGCCAATGCACACATTTCGGTGCTAGAGTCTACACCCACAGCATTGTCAAACTGTCCCACTAGGTATCCGTCGTTACTGCCAATTTCTACCACTAGGCCTGTGCGCCCACGGCCTTTGATTGTTTGAGCATATTCATCCCAGTGGCTTCTGGCTGTTTGACTGTTGCTAGAAGTATAACTGTAACTGTAGAGGTTGTAGCGATCTTGGGCCGAACTAACGTAGCCCAGTTGTATACTGCCTGAATCACTATTGAGATATACCTGTAATGGAAACACAGGCTCACTGAGATGTAGTTGGTCTGGTCGAACAAATGTATCAGCATAGGCATGCTGACCAAAGTCAAGTATTTTTGTAACTGGTGCGTTTGAAACAACACACTCGGTAATCAGGCCACTGACTGTTATATTATTTTGTTGCAAGCGTCCTCCGGACATCTTCACTCTTTTGATCTTTGCCGTAGGACATGACCTGCCCACGCTCATCAAGTTCCATTACAAATTGACTCATTTGTTTGTTGATATCCAAGGCAATTAATTTTTCCCAGGGATAACTTTTTCCACTCTTGACGCCTTCCCACCAAGAAGTATCTAGGTCAATTGAGCGCATGTATTCAGCAATAGTATCACAATCCTGATAGCGTCGAGCACTGGTTTGAGGATTATGGAAATCATGCGGATTAGCAGGGTTACCTTCAAATCTTACCTTGGGTTTGAGAGGATCAGTTGCATCTTTGGTCAACTCAACTTGGTTGTGTGTGACATCAACTTCAATCACTTGCATGATATCCAGCAAGAAAGCCAGTTGACTTAGTTCAGCATCGATCATTTGATGGCGACTGAGATGATTCATTAGATCATACCATGCTCTTGGCATTATAGGAAAAATACTGTAAGGGTGATCGTTATGAGTGTGAACTTTTAACAGTTTGAATTGGCCAGTGTATTGTTCGATAACTGAGTCCCAGCCCTGTGTCTCCATTACGGCGTCATCGTTCCACACAAACAACCAGTCGGCTGAAGTTGACTTGGCTAGATGATTGTAGTAGCGATTGAGTCCAGCATAGCCCATGCTTTTAAATGCTTGGGCCTCGTAAGACACCCCACGTTTGTCCAAAAATGGTTGAATCACCGTTTTAAAATGATTCAAACCTATTTCATCATCGTCGTCAAATCCAAAGATTAGTTGTATGCGAGAAACATTGTTGGCCAAATCTATAATACTAGTTACACTTGAAGTAAGTGCATCAGTGCGGCTACGTGTGGGCAGTAAGACTGCTATGCTGTATTCGTTTGTCATTGGAAAAATATTTATATGCGTATATTATCAAGCAAATAAATCTTCATTCCATTCACGATGACCTTCACGGAAAGCCATATTGGCCTGTGTTTCGCGAACTTCCACACGATAGCACCATAAACGAGCCGCTTCACCTGGACCCCACATTTCGGGAATGTAAACGCCATTCACATATTTGTATAGCATGTCAGATAAACCTTCGCAACCCAGCCGGGGCAATACCACAACCTTGGCCATGTTCCGCTCTTGTAGCAGTTTAAATGTCTCCATTTCAGGATCATCCTGTGCCACAATAAGTGTGTGATCAAATTGATCTTCTAATGTTTTCTTTAGTTCTTTGAGCCCGCCATAGTCGGCGGCCCAGTTACGCACATCCAGTTCGTTAGTTCCAAAATAGAACTTCATTGAGAATGAATATCCGTGTATCAAATTACAATGGCTATCGCTCCTCCACTGTCTATACGCACATGGA